CCACCACCATTGAGTGCAAATCCAATGATTTCAGGAAGCCTTATGATTCATACCTTTACAGTCACCGTACACCCTCAGAAACGTGGAAGGAAAACCGTGTGATTACAGAAGTCTGTTGACCTCTCTCTGCACAGCAGTATAATCATATCCTGCGGCAGTCAACCTGTTCTTACGGTCTGTACCGTTACCCCACTTACCTGCGATAACTTCCTTCGCAATCTGAGTCACAGATTTCTTACTGGAAGTGCTGCCCTTTGCCAGTTCATTGACTTTCGCCTGAACCTGAGAGTAATTGTACCCGGCAGCTTCCAGTTTCTTCTTACGGTTATCACCGTTACCCCACTTACCTGCAAGCACCTCTTTTGCTACTTCGGTAATGGACTTTGTAGGTGTGGTAGTTTTACCGCCTGCAAGTCTGTTTACCGCAGCCTGCACCTCAGAGTAGTTATATCCTGCGGCAGTAAGAGCGTTCTTTCTGGCATCACCATTCCCCCATGCACCCGCAAGAACTTCCTTCGCCACTTCATCTACAGATTTCTTAGTAACAGAAGTGCTGCCGCCATCTGGATATCTCAGAACATGATTCCACGGATAATTACGGTAAGCCCTGATAAGAAACTCTTTTCCGGTCTGATCTCCCGGTGTTCCACCTGTAGCCGTACCTTTTTCATTGATAGACGCTTCTACTTCCATGCCATTACCGCAATACATTGCGACATGGTGTTTGTCATTCAGCAAAATATCACTTCGTTTCAGTCCTGCACCTGTAGCCAAATTTACCTTATTGATAACATCTTCAAAACCGAAGTGTTTGAATACGGCAAGCATTACTCCCGTATAAGCACATCCGTACTTTTCAAAAGAGTATGTTTTTACCGGAATCCCTGCGTGTTCCCATGCAGTATATACAGCGGAAGAACAATCGTAGTCACCATCTTTGCCCCAACGGTGTGTCTGGCAATATCCATGCCTGTTATCTTTCGCAGTATCTTCCATCCATTTGATAGCTGTCTCTGCTTTACTCATATTAGTTACCCCCTTATCATACTTCGTAAGATTGTACTGGTCAATAAGTTTCATGTTGTTTGTCACATAGGTAGAACTTGTGGCATATCCGTCAGCCTTGATGGTTTCCAGATATTTCTTCGGATTAGTGATCCCTTTAAGGTTCTGATATCTGGCAAGCTGAATGAACTCAAAGTACCCCTTGATACCTTCCTCCATAGAATCATAGACACGGAAATTGTCTTTGATCGTAGTCAGCGTACCTACGGTGTACTCTTCCTGAGTAGTCATATTGACACTCTTGCCTGTCCACTTCGTACCACACTTGAGTCCGAAGTAGTTATGATATCGGGCGGCAAGTTTGGAATTGCCCCAACCAGATTCAAGAATTGCCTGTGCAATGATCGGACTATGTACTTTGATCCCGTATTGTGCTGCATACTTCTTTACGAACTTCGCTACCTGTTCAATAAATTCCTGATTCGTCATAATGTATCACTCCTTTGTGAAGAGGGGAGAATGGCTCTCCCCTGTGCTTACTGATCTGTGTTATCCACAGAGTCAGATTTCTTTTTAAGTACCTCAATCGCAGATGTAATTGCCGGGGGAATGTTAATCCCCATAAGACCTGCATTTTCCACAATAGAAATAGTCTCATTCGCAATAAAAGCAATCACCACTGCATCTCTGATAAAGTTCGTCCCGGTCACAAGATCAAGGCGTGTGGCTACCAGAACCATCAGAAGAGTAATGCACTTACGACACAGACCCTTCCATCCTGCTCTTGACTCCAAAGCACCGTTTTCCGTTTTACCGGAGTTATGGAACACGCCTGCCACAAGCAGACCTGTCACATAATCAATAGCCATGAAAATTACCAGTGTTACCAGTGCGGCATCCCAACCGCCAAACAGAGAAGCAATCACGCTTCCAACCACTCCGATAGCTGTACAAATTCCATCTTTCATCATCTCTTTAGTCCTCCTGTTCATCATAGTCCTCCCCGGTAATCTCTTTGAAATTCTCCGGGCTGATCCATCCCTTTACTACTGCGTCCCTGACTCTCTTCTCCTTCCAGAGTCCGTTGTCATAGAAATTCTTCACCATCTCAAACTTACTCTTCTTCGCCATGATCCTGTACCTCCTGTTCGTCCTCTTCCTGCTCCATCTCAATATCTGTCATCATAGCCAGATATTCAATGTCACTGTTTGCCTTTGCGATCTGTGCCTGCATAGCAGCGTTCTTCTGACGCTCCTTCACAAGCTGTTCTCTTGCACTGATAAATCCAAACATTTGCTTTCCCTCCATAAATTCTTATAATATTGATCCATACAGATAATAAGGTTGTGGCAATTTCTCCTTGCCCTCCTACCCGGAGATTTCCTTTTCTTGCTACTCTCATTACCTACATGGGCTTTCCAACTTTCATAACACCTGTCAACCTCTTCCTTCGTCATGTACCCTTGCTTTGCCCGCTCTACCAACTTCCGCAGCTTTCGCCGTTCGTGTGATAGCTTCTCAGGCAGTAGTGTCATGACTACCTTTCCAGTCTTTGTCAACCGGAAGCGGAAACCCAGAAACTTGATACCCTGAGTCACCTTGAAAAGCTGTGTTTTCTTCGGACTCAGTTTCAAACCTCTTGAAGATATCCAAGCGTCAATCTTTATCAAACACTCCTGTAAATAAGCCTTATCCTCATGGATGATAATGAAATCATCGTTGTACCGGACGTAGTTCTTAATATGAAGTTGCTCTTTTATAAAATGGTCGAAGTCATCTAAGACTGCTAACTGTATAAGCTGTGTCGTTTCTGAACCAAGACCCATGCCTACCTCTGGATCATCACCTTGATTGAAGCTGTCAATGATTCGCTTGATTTCTCCGTTCACCCATTCATCATTGACCCTCTTTGTTACCGCTGAGTAAGCCAGTTCATGAGAGGTGCTACCGAAGAAATTCTTCAAGTCTGCTTTGAGTACCCACCCTTCCGTACCATGTTTCCGGTAATATTTCTGTAGGTGGCAGATCAGCCTTTTCCTTGCGAACTCTGTTCCTCTCCCGTCCTGACAAGCACAGTTATCATAGATAAAAGATTTTGTCATGGTATCGTAAAAGTAGTTATCACATAGACTTCTCTGAAATACTCTGTCCTTGATTCTTGTACTTACAATGTCTCTTTCTTTTGGCTCATACACTTTGAACTGTGTATAAGCATCTAACTTATATGTACCATTCTCCACGCTCTCCTTTAGCTTATGAACATTAACCAAACCATTCTTTACATACCCGGCTACACTATCTTTCCACATGACGTTGTTCTTGCAATGCTGCATAGCCCGGTACAGATTATCAAAGTCACAGACTTCATCTCTCACTTCGGATTCCATCATGTATATTTCTCCCGTAAATCATTGGTTGCCGTTTATAGTGATACTGCCGTAAGGACGGCAATCACATCAGCACTCTGTTTTCGCCCTACTATATTCAGGTCAGGATGACGATTCCTTGTGTGAGTGCATTGATTTCAGCCTATGCCTACTTTATTACTAGCGTTTCTCACAATCCGGGGCAACCCCATTGCTGTTGTTCGCATTGTTGTTGTTCAGATTACCCGTATTGTTCACATTGCGAACGTTGTTACTGTTCCCGGCGTTCGGGGTAAACACATATCTTACAATCGTCAACCCTATATCATTTACTTGTATCTATTTTCATCAGACCTCTTCCAGTTCCGAAGAAGATTCTGGACATTGATTACAAGTCCTGTCCAGTAGTCCATCTTAGAACCTTCGATTCCGAAAGTACGGTAAGCAATATCCATCATGGTTAGCAAGGAATATGTCTGTGCCAAAGCCTGAGCTTGATATCCTCTCCGTAATTCCCAGTCGGCTTTCCAATGTTCAGACTCAGGATTCACATACACTGAATTTGCCATATTGATAAGTCGGCTGATTTCTACCGCAGCATCCACGATCTTTGCGGTAATGCACCAACGGTATCTCTTCGGGAAGCAACTCTCATTACTGCAAATATGAATGGTATGTGTAGCCAACTCATTTGACTTTGTGATTACTTCCAACTTTGAAGTACCTCTCTTTGACTTCGGTACTGACATTGTCCTCACTCCTTTCCCACCCCTAACGGGGTGGATTTCTGATCTTAGATTACGTTACAAGCCGGGGCAACCCCAATGCCGTTGTTCGCATCGTTGTAGTACAGACTACCCGCATAGTTCACACGGCGAACGTTGCCACTGTACCCGGCGTTCGGGGTACGCTCCCACTGCCACTGCGGACTACCGTTTTTATACTTCACACGGTTACTATCAGCACCCGTGTTCGGGGAAGTATAATCAGAATAGTCAGAGTAGTAAGGGTACGGCTCACCTTCCTTGATACTGCTCACTTCATCACCCATGAATAACTCACGTCTGGAAAGCAGGAAGAACTTGTCCTTTGTAGTATCAGAACCACCACCGTCAGTTACGTTATTACGACAAGTAACCTTTGTGGTCTTACCGATAACTGCAAGGAAATCTGCATCCATTCCATTCATGAATCCTGCCTTATTGGAAACCCAAGAAGGAGGTCTATCATAATTGGTAGCAGGTGTCCAAACAGAACCCGCAACTTTGTCACTGTTCAACCATCCACGAACCGCAGACTCTTTATAGTTATTAGAGCCGTAGCACATTCTCTGACCGCTGTTCAGCGTTGTCAGTTCCGTACCGCCTGTACCCTCTGTGGGCTTCACAGTTTCAATAACTGTGGTACTTGTAGGACTGGCGTAAGTTTTAATGTCGTATTTCAGCGGGTCTTGATCCCAAGCACCATTCCATACAATCTGACCACCCTTCGGAACTGCTTTCGTGAGAGTAAACTGGTAAGTCTTGCCATTGCCCATACCTCCACTCCAACCGTTCTTAGGAGTTACATGATATATACCTGCGGCAAGTTCCTCTTCTGCATAATACATAGCAGCCGGAGCATTGAACTGTACGAAGTCAAATACTTCATGAAGCTGTAAAGTCATGCTGTGAGTGAACTGCTTGTCTGCCGGGGTATCAATGTCAAAACCGATGATATCCCACACCAGAGTTGTGCTACCTCTCTGACAGGTCAACTGATCTCCCACCGCAAATACCTTGCTTGCCAGTCCCTTACGAACAAGTGCCTGCACATCACTCCAAGATGTAGGTTTCAGGCTGCCACCCTGTCCGGTTGCAATCGCAGCAAGGAACTGGTTCATAGTGTCCATCTTCTCTGCGAACGTATCGTCAGAGAGAAAACCAAACTGATTGCTCATTGTCTTATCCTCCTTTATCCTGTAACAACTTCGTCATACTCAAATACGGGCTTACCACCAATCACCTTGATTGCACCCTGATAGGTTTTCCCAGTATCATCGTTGACGATCATCATAGTAGCTGCCGCTTTCAATGCAGAATCGGTAGCAGTGTTGCAATCTGTGATTGCCTTTGAAGTGTCCTGCTGACGCTTTGTTTCTGCCTGAACTCTTGCAGTCTCAGCAGCCACCCTCTTAGACTCTGCATCGACTCTACCCTTCTCTGCGGTAACTCGTTTGCTTTCAACATCCACTCTGGAATTTTCAGCAGATACCCTTGCCTGTTCAGCTTTCACCCTTGCGGCTTCCGCATTGACACGGATTGTCTCTGCCTTGACTCTGGAATTTTCGGCAGAAACACGACTCTTCTCTGCCGAAACTCTACCGTTCTCAGCAGTGACACGTTTTGCTTCTGCATCCTTGATAGCCTGCACATCTGCGATAAGCTGAATCAAGATACCATAATCGTCATCCTTCTCAATCTCAGAGTCATCCGGTGCTGCCGCTTCCTGAACTTCCAGTTCAAAGAGCGTGGTACTCAGTACCGTCTTGTTTGCCGTGATGATGGAAATATCACACTTTACAGTACCGTCAAGCTGCAACATCCAGTATGTCAGCGGAACAGTTACCGTACCGTCTGCATTGACTGTACCCTCAAAGGTTTTTGCTACTTCATCCTCACGTCTTGCATTGATGACTGCGGTAGATGCAGATTCCACTTTAATACGCTCACCACTATCCAGAAGAGTCACCTTCAAGAAACGGGACTGCTTATCGTACTGCTTTGCTACAATCGCAGCAAAACGGTTAAGCTGAGACACATCTACCTCAATCTCTTTAATAATCGTTGCCATTATCCTTCACCTCCCTTAAAATCCCAACTTCTCCAATACCTCTCTCATAGAAACCTGCGTACCGTCTTGCTTCACAATCGTTACATCCTCACGGAACAGTGCTTTGAAAGCACAGTCCAGAGTATTATCCATCGTTGCTTTCTGCCCGAACGCTACGCCACGTCCTCCATGTAGGAAGTGCATCAGATAAATTGCTGTAGAAACATAATCTATGTAAGTAACCGTACTGAAAGCATCTTTCAGAACGTACCTCACATCATAAGAAAACTCAGTGTCCAATTCCCCGCCAAGAACATTGCTTCCCGGCTTAATAGTCTTTTTGTTCAACCATTCTGAGGTATCGGTTTTCTTGTACTCTGCTGTGATTGTAATACTGTTAAGTCCGGTACAGGAGGAATACTCCACGGCACTCTGACTGAGAAAATAAGTTCCGTCATTGTCCATCTCACCCGTTTTGTTGCATCGGTCACTCTCAATCAGAGTGAATTTTGGAATATCATACGGAAGCACATTCACGGTTGCTGTCTTAGAACAAGTTCTTCCACGGCTGTCCGTGATCGTTACCTCACATTCCAGAGAACCACTATTTATGATTCTGTTGATCTGTGGCAGGCTTGATGCACTGTAGGTCTGCTCTGTATACTGTGTGTCCAGTCTCAGCTTAATACGCTTGACTGTAGCACCCTGACTGGCAGCACAGGTGATAGCCGATACTCTGATACCACTCTGATTCTGAACAAACACTTTATTCCAACTAGCGGGGACTGGTGTGTTTGTTTTGTCTGCCAGAGTGACACTGCTGATTGTCGGTAGGAAGGTGTCAGACACAATGCAATTAAAGGTTGCAGAGATTGTCGTATAGACTTTCGTACCATAACTGATCTGGACAGTAACTTTACCTCCACCGTATGCCTGTGAGGAATCACTGATTGCATCAAGCCAAGATACGGGTATGACATAACTTGTGCTATAGACATTCTTCACGGTCTTTGAATAGCTGTGATTTCCAAGACTCCATGTAACTTTCAGTGATCCGTCTACGGACTTTGTGCCAAGGTAGTTACTAAACTCTGCGATTGAAGATGCACTACCATCAATCGTAATTTCATCAGCACTAACCGTAGTTGGTGCATTTTCAATGTCATACATGGAAAAAGTATCTTCGTAGGTTTGTTTACCGTCATAAAAAGATAACGTGAAAAATGGCTTGCTCACAGTAAATGTGGAAGAAGTTGCTTTTGTCACCATCATGACTCCTGTACTCGTTTTGTCAGTTTTGTTTTTAGTCCATGACAAATTTAACTGAGAACCGTCTATCTTCACCTTGATCGGACAAGACTTACTGTTGTTCCACCCTGACCATACATACGATCCGGTTTCCGAACCTTTACTTGCTTCCCAGATAAAATAAATCTTCGTGGTATCACCGCTTACAGAACCTTTTGCAACCACATAGCAACCTATGCCATTTACAAAATCTTTACTTGTTGCACTCATTCCTCATTCACCCCTTCCATTTGAAAAATGTTATCTTCATCTACTACCGGAACATACTTGCTTGCCCTTCGTGGAATTTTCATAACGCTTACAATGCTTGCATTGTCGGTTTTCTCAACGGCTCTCCATTTCACACCCATTCCATACTCTGTAGAGATAAAATCGAAGTAACCACCGTCAGCCGCAGCACCCACGGACAATCTGTCCATTGCTTCTACGGCATTGATATGCAGCTTGTTATACTGGATGAAAGCAACCTCAGAACCGTCCTGCAAGAATCCCATCCTCTCATTGTCAATATTAATCGAATACTGCTGCTTCTCTCCGTTGACCTTCTTACCAATCTCCAAACCATCCTCACTGAAACCAAAGTAGGTTTGAAGCTGCTCACGGTAACTGTTCACCTCATTACCTTGTTCAGTAATACGATCAGTCAGAGAGTTTACCGACATATTAAAGCCCTTCGATGTTTCTTCCAGTTTGGTGCTATACTCAGTCGTAATCTCTTGATGTACGCTGTCGGTATAATCTTTTGCCTGAGCCAGTCGATCATCAATCTTTGCATTGGTAGTATCAGTAACGGTCTTGACACTCTCAGCAACCTCAGTACGGATCGTTCCACCTGTATTTGCGATCAGAGTTTTTGTCTCTTCGGTTGTACTATAATCTGTCAACTTTTCGTCAACGGTTTCTTCCATTTCCGTTGTGACACTTTGCTTATACTCAGCTGATAACTTCTCAGCGGTAACACACTCTGCATCCAGATATTCAGTAGAAATCTTGTAAGCTGCCAACATATTGTAGATAGCATTACCATCTTTACTGAATCCGTATTTCCATACAGGGTTTCCATCATTCCAACTCTTTGTCCAAGCAAAACCGTTTGCCTTGAAGGTGTAAATGATGTTACTGCTTTCAAGAGTCTCACCGTCACAGAAGTAATAAACCTGTGTTCCGTCATCCTGCGGAATCGTTACGATGTTCAGACCCAAGCTGTTGCTCAAAAGTCTGTTCAATTCAAGCTGTGCCTGTTCTTTCGCAGTCATAGCCTTATCCAGATTTTCTCTCAGCTTTTCCAGAATGGTTGCTTGCTGTTTGGTAAGACCGCCACCCTGAGAGTATTTTTGCTTCTGGGTTGTCTCACCCTTACCTGCAATACTGGTACTGAGATTCATCCCGAACGTCACATTCGTAATGATGGTGTCATGCACCTCACCTTTTGCATCTTCATAATGAATCATGTCCATAGGATAGATATACGGTGCAGACTTAATAGTGGCTGTGTATGGTCTGTAAGAAAATCCCTTCAAGGAAACATACAGGGTATCAAGTACCACCTGCACATTATCCTGTAGCAGACCGTTACTGGATAAATCCAAGCAATAATCATCCGTCCCGGCAATGTACTCTGTGTTTGCAGCATCCTTGAAGTAAATACCTGTAATGGCTACATCGTTCTCCTGCATATCACTGTTGTATCTTTCGGAAGGACTGATTGTAAGATCAGTCTGCTCATACCATTTCAATTCCAGATTGCCGTCATAGTTCATGAAAGCACACGTTCCGGTCAGTGCCGCACACCACTGTAGCAATGTTCGGTAGGTTAAATCCTGTCCTTCCGGGTACGCTGTAATCTGGTAATCTTTGTTCGGCAATCGGGTAATGTCTGTTGCTAACGTCACACCACAAATGGTGCAAATCTTATTCAGCAGATCAGCTACCGTCATAGGGAATGACAGCTTGTCTGTCTCTACGGTCTTGTCAAAAAGAATCATCCTGTCCAGTGCTGAAATTGTGATAGTGGACAATGCCCGTGGCGGTTCATCAATCGTGAAGTAACCACATGGAATCCAGTGAATCACTGCATTTTCCCATCGGTGTGCATCCCACTTCTTGATACCGATTTTCACAAATACCTCTGCACCTTCAAAGACGGTGTTATCATACTTGCCATCATCATTTTTCAATTTGAGTGTGAGTTCCGCAGCTACCGCAGAACCCACCTCAATTTTTGAGTTCGACACACTGTAGCGGTCTATACTCAAACTTCCCTGAACGATCTCATTCTCAGCAACCGAAAAGGACTCATTCACACCGTTTACGGTAATGTCAGCAACCTGTATGTAGTTTTTATTGAAAAGGTTCTTGACCTCCTGTGATACCTTATACATTAGTGCTTACCTGACCTTTCTATTGCGTTGAATGAAACGCTACTCCATATTCCCTTGCGGGAGTTGTAAAGCTGTGCAGGCTTATCACCTGTGTAAAATTCGCTTGTCCGGTACTTGCCAAGTTTGGCATCCAGATAACAAATCTTTACATACTCAGGATCAAATGCCTGAATGATAGCGGCAGCATCCTCTATGGACACATTCTGCCATTCCATTTCCAACTTCACACACTGACCGATTCGTTTCTTATCCATGTTCGTATCTTCGGTTCGTCCTGCATCACTGGCTGAAATATCATTCAGTGAATATTTATAACCGGAAGGGCACTTGACAGCCTTACCGTCCACGGATCGTATCGGATTGTAGTCAGCCATAATACCCCTCCTTTACGTTGTTACCGGGATGATGGTTTTACCATCCCTCTGATTCTTACGGTTCATAGCTTTTGTGAAAGAGTCTGTAGTGATCTCAGCGGTGAAATCCTTACTTGCGATCTGCCGTAACAGTTCGTTTTGCTCTTTCAGAAGTTCATTCTGACGGGCAGTAGCGTCATACATACCCTCACGAACTCCATCAGCAATAGAATCCTGACTTCCACCTGTAAGCCCTGCTCTCACCTTGTAAGCCAGAGTGTCCATCCACTCCGTATGATTCTCCAAAGGAAGAACTGCTTCACGTCCTGCTTCACCGCCGCCTAGCATGGTGTTACCCATCATGCCGAACAACTGTGCCCCTTCCAAGATACCTCCGGTCTTATACCAAGATACTGAGAAGTGAGGGATAGATGGAGGGTTCAAACTAAAGTTACCCCAGATGCTAAAATGCGGAAGTTTGATAGATGGTAAACTCCAAGAGAAGTTGAAGAAAGACTTCATCCTGTCAATTCCGTCCCTGACTGCATTTTTCGCACTGGTGATCTTGTCAGAAATTGTAGTCTTAACACTCTGGAAGCTACTACTTGCATTGCTCTTGATCGTAGACCAAGAACTTCTCAGATTGCTGTTCAGCGTACTCCAAGTCGAACTTGTGTTACTCTTAATCTCAGACCACTTTGTAGAGATCGTAGATTTCAGAGTAGACCATGTAGAACTTGCTGTACTCTTCACACCAGACCAAGTTGTACTCAGATTAGACTTGATTCCAGACCACACGGTAGAGGTATTCGTTTTCACGTTACCCCACGCTGTAGAGATCGTAGATTTCAAATTTGTCCAAGTATTTCCTGCCGTGGTTTTCACGTTCGTCCAAGTAGTACCCAGAGAGGACTTAATATTTGTCCAAACTGTAGAAGTATTAGACTTCACATTAGACCAAGCATTTCCGATCATGGTCTTGATATTAGACCAAGTTGTGCTTGCCGTACTCTTGACATTAGACCAAGTTGTACCAAGAGAAGACTTAATGTTAGACCAAATTGTGCTTGTATTCGACTTGATTTCAGACCATTTAGAAGAAATGGTAGATTTCAAATTCGACCAAACTTCGGAAGCTGTAGACTTGATCCCGCCCCAGATTCCAGAGATCGTGGAAGAAATTTTGCCCCAAACATCAGATGCAGTGGACTTAATATTCTCCCAAGCACCGGACAGTGTATCTTTGATCTGCGACCATTTTTCGGACGCTGTAGACTTAATGCTTGTCCAAGCACCGGAAATCTTCTCAGCAATTCCGGTAAGAAATTCACCGATAAATGCAATGACATTTCCGATACCGTCCTTGATACCCTGTAGTAATCCAGATACGATATATCCACCCTGTTCAGCCATAACGGTTGAAGGACTGTGAATACCAAACGCAGACTTGAAGCCATCAATGAACGGCTTGAATACATTGTCATAAATCCAAGTGCCAATACTCTTGACACCTTCAACGATACCTTTACAGATACCCTTTACCCAGTCGATACCCGTTTTCTTCGTACCGTCATCATTCGTGAGGTACTTCTGGAAATATCCGGTGATATCCTTCCAGATATCAGATACGATGGTAGCAATAAAACTTACTGCTGCACCCATAGCAGTACCAAGTAGTTTGAAGAAAGACTGTGCCAGAGAAGCAAAGTCAATACCTGCAATACAATCCTTAGTGTTCTGCCACAGTGCGTGTGCTGCACCACTCCAATCAATCCCGGCAATCCATTCCTGCATCTCATTGAAAGCACCCCGGAGGAAATCTCCGAAACTCTTTCCAACCAGTTTCCAATTCAGACCTCCAAGTGCCCCTCTCAGGAAATCCAGACCCGCTGTAAATCCCCGGACAAGCAATCGTCCGACAAAGGTAAAATCTATCTCACTCAATGCTGAATTAAGGAACTCAGCTACATGATTACCTAGATTCTTAAAGTCAGCCGTTTTCAAGAACCAGTATGCTGTCTGCACAGCACCGTTGATTCCATATCCAACCTTCTTACCGAAGCCCGCCCAGTCAATACTATCCACGATCTCATTGAACTTATTGCCAAGGATCGTACCAAGTTCTTTCCAGTCACCTGCTTCAAATGCTTCTTTCAGCTTGTCAGCAAATTCGCTGATAGAGTTGTCAATCGGTAATTCCTCAAACATCGAACCATAGTCCGGTGTAGAAGCACCACCGCCACCACCTCCACCTCCACCGCTACCAGAACTGTCCTTATTCTTGTCACCAAGAATGTTCAGTTCATCGAAACCAAGGGTGTATCTCTTGATTTCATCAGCAGCTTTCTTTGCTGCCTTAGAAGCTGTGCCTGCGGCATCCTTCGCTGCACCACCGTAGGTAGCTGCAACCTTCTTAGCTGCCGTGTAGGTCTTAGAACCTGTGAGTCTTGCAAACAACTGATTCAGAATGTTGAACAGTGCTACAACCTTACCGATCACAAAATCAATCGCAGGTGCAAGAGCGTTAATCAGAGGTGCTGCCATAGCACCCATGCTGTTCTTCAAATACTGTGCGTTCGTAGCAAGAGAGTTCATGCTATTCGCAAAAGTACCGCCCATCAAAGCACTGTAGTTGTACAGATTATTGATACCGTCCTTGAAGCACTGCGTAAGCTGAGACATTGCGAAACGGATCATTCTGTATAATGCAATACGCTTGATAGAAGAAAGGAAACTTCCTAAAGCACTTGTCGCATTGTGTACCTTAGAAGTAAAGGCGTTCCCAAGGGAAGAAGTAACTTGCTTCATTCCTGCCGCCAGTTTAGAACCAAGGTTTGTTGCAACCGCTTTGATGGTTCTTCCGAAAGCACCCAGAATACCGCCAGACTTCTTGAACTCTGAATACATAGTCCTGAGACTTCCAAGTGCCTGTCCAATCTTATGAGGTAGGCTTCCAATCTGCTGTCCTACATAAGAGATACCTGTTAGACCACCGATCTCACCGATGACCTTCTTGACACCAGACAGTGCCGTTCGTGCCATACCTGCGGATCGTGTCACTTCCTGTAGTTGACTGTCAGCATGACTCATGCCATTATCAGCACCGCTAGTATTGCTCACGTCCTCAGTCTGTGTACCGCTATGGGACGTTGATCTTCCAGACGAAGCAGGCTCAGTGTTAATGTCTGCCGGGTTCGGTGTTCCCGATCCTGTACCGCCTGTGTTCACCTGCGGAACACGGACATTCTGTAGACCCTGCATACCCTGTAAGGCTCTGCTCATGCTTTCCATACGATCAATGTCGGACTGACTGATACTCTTCATTGCATTTCCGATTTCAGAGATTCTCTTCGGTACAGATGCAGGAATCTTGATATTACCTGCTTTGTTAAGAGATTCCATTGCTTTACCAAGGCTTTCCAGTTTGTCTGTATGCAGTCCACTCAACGCCTGATTCAGTTTTTCAAGCTGCTTAATAGAACCGTTCAGATTCGTACCACCCTTGATAGCAGATTTCAGATTCTTAAAGCTGTTTGCCAGTTTATCAATACCGTCAGCACCCTTATCAGATTTTGCTTCTACTTGAAATTCAAGACCTTCAATCTCAACACTCATTGTCTATTTCCCCTCCTTCCCTCTGTTTTTCTTCAAATCGTTTATTAAATTCAACCATCCATGCTCTCATAGCATCCTTGCCGTTCTTCATCTTCTGCTGATTCTGACGTTCCTCAGTTTCCTTGATAGCTTCTATCGTGATAGGGATAGGCTCTTTCATGTATGGGAACGGCTCATGTTTCTCACTCAGAGGATTGAATACCGGGGAAGCATCAACTAATGCTTCATAGATATACATACCCTGCATCCAGTGGTTGAAGTTCTGCCTGTCTAAATCTCTTTTGTGCTTATCCCGGTAGAACTTAACCATTGTTGCATCCCCATCCCAGTAATCGTGATAGGTCATACCGATAGATAAGTAATACCCGCACTCTTCCTCAAATCTTTCCGTGTAACGAAAAGAGGACGGACGGTTGTTATCACGCCCGTCCCCGTCATTGTCGGTGGACTCCCCCGTTACCACGAAGTCACCCACTCCACGTTTCCCGTCTTTTCATCCGGTTCGTCCATCAGAGACATAATCGGTTCGTTGTACATCTCTGCAAGTTTACCGATAAGACTCTCTTTGTCGGGCATACCCGCAAAAATCTTATCAATATCCTCCTGCTTCACGAACCTGTGATGTGCCTTAAAAGCACCTGCAAACAAAGCAGGAAGAAGAGTCATCGGACGCTTTTCAATGTCATCCGCAACAAACCCTTCTGCTTCCATCTGCTGAATAGTACGTCTGGTGTATTCCAGTGTGTAGTCCTTACCTTCGTAGGAAAAAATAATCTGTTTAGCCATTGCTCTTATCTCCTTTAATTCTTAAAATTAACTGTTCTTACTCTTCCTTGATGACCGTAGACGGTGCAATCGTGATAGACATACCGACTACCTCATTGACCTTACCGCCAGTCACATGAACGGAAAGCTGACCGTCAAAGGAAAACTTACCGTCAGTACCAGTAGGGGTCACAGTACCGTCCTCATTGTCAGTACCACCAAACCATACGGCGTAACCGTCAGTCTTACCTTCCAGTTTCTTTAACGCCTTGTACGCTGTATGATCGTAGTTCGCCGGGAACTTCAAACCTTCGTTTCCAAGAATACCAAGGATGTAGGTTTTCATACGATCAGAAGTTGTGGTTGTTTCCAGAAGTTCCGGGTCAGAACCCAGATCAGGGAACTCCGTAATGTCCACAAGTTTCTCATAGGTAGACGCTTCCTTTTTGTGCATAAGAAAGGTCTTAAATGTACTAATAGCCATTGCTCTTTACCTCCTGTAAAAATTTTCACCGTCCGTTGCTGCTGAGTAACGGGCAATGATTCTGTATATGGTTGCGTCCTCCAAGTTCGGGACTGGTGTAAATGCCAACCGCCTGAAATTCATGGAGAACATCTTTTCATCAATAGCTTTTGCTATGGATTTACATTCCGTTTTCTTACCCTCAGACTTGTTTGAGTACACATTGATCTCAAACATTACAAGGGACATAGCTTCCTTACCGCTTGTGTCCTGCTTGTCAGCAATCGTGCTGTTATCACTCTGAGTAATACTCACATGAGGGAAAGAAGAAGGGGTCTTTGTATATTCGCCCGCTACGTTGATTCCCGGAAACTCTTCACGAAGCATCCTAACAATACGGGTATAGACCTCATTTTCACAATCAATCATCTTCGATACACCCTCCTTGCTATTTCCTCAAACTTTTCTTCCAGTTCACGAACTGTATAATACATACTCATGTTTGCAGGATTACCATAGGTATGAATTTCTCCTGCGTGTTTCCCGGTGGCTATCACCTCACCGTTTGTACCGGGATCACCCTGATATCTCCATCCTTTTTCAAGCCGTCCTAAGTGGTGTCCGTAACCGCCATGCTCAAAACCGAACTTCCCTGCTTCCGGGTGGGAATCAGGATATTTCACACCTGTACCGAACTCAATGAAAAGAACGGAACTGCCTATAGCCACTACAGCAGCTTTATTCTCTCCCCTGCTTTCAACCGATACCGAAACGTCATTCGTACCATCGTAAGTAGTTGACTGAAACTTTGCTCTTGAAATCTGCATCCCTTCATCGGCAAGGGCTTTTACAAATTCCTGCGTCTTTTCTTTCAGCCACTTCTTATAGTCCTCTAATTCCTTTATCGTATTGTCTATGCTCTGTTCGGTAAGCTGAACTTTGATAACCTTGTTACTCATGAGACTTTCACCTTCGATACTGCATAAGAGATCGTGTTAAGAGACTTCGCAACCCGTTTCACGGTATAGTCGAAAGCAGGCTTACCCTGCCGATAACCCGGCTTACTGTCCACAAACAGGACTGTGTTTTCGTCTATCGGACAACTCATGTCATCCGTAATCAGAACCTTGTCATAACTGTCCAAGTTACCGAACATATTCACCTGTGCATACCCTGTAGCGTGTGACACACTGCACATCAGCTTCACAGGTCTTTCATACAGAACCCTGTATTCACTTGTCTCATTCCCATCTTCATCAAGAAGAGGTTCTTTTCCCTTATACAGACAGTAGTAGATTGCCGTCTGATTCCGTTTCATCAGTCTCATTACAGCACCCCCGCTACTGGTGTAATTGCTCTAAGGAGAGAAGGTGGGATATCTCCGTCCTCATAAGTACGAGACACTCCGTTCTCACTGTGGCTTACTTCACCCTCTGCTCCACGTTTATTTATCATGTACGCTGCAATCTCTACATGGACTGCATCATATTTCATCGGTACTTTGCTGACATTCGCATACGGATATGCTCTTTGCAGTACCACCTTCTCAGCAAGACTGAGGTAAGTGGACAGTACGTCTTTGTCCTCTTCGTCAGTCATACTTTTCAGCATCTTCAACTTCATGTCGGTAGTCATACCGCCCACCTCCTTTACTCTTTACTGATTAAGCAGTTGCCTTTCCGATATCCGCAGCGTTAGCCACATAAACAGAACGGCTGTATGCAGGCTTCTCAAAGGTAGTAGAAATACCTGTGAACTTACCGTGATACCATTCAGCACCATGATCCAGACCGATCTGACCGAAAAGCTGATACTTCTCACCTGCACCAGTCTTAGCAAGCTGTTCAAGGAAGAAGTTACCCTTACCCGGAACAGGCTGATATACAGGTGCAAGCACATCAAGGTTCAGAAGCAGTGCTGTACCCGCAGGTAAACACTCACCCAGATGCAGATAAACAACACCGATCGGAGTTACCACACTGGAAAGAGAGATACCATTGATCTCACGGGCAGCAGGTACGATAGTAAGACCATTCTGAACAGCATCAGCATTGATCTGGAACAGCGTCACAGCGTCACACCAAAGAACAAGTCCCTCAGTAGGGGCGTTCGCACCATAAATCTTCTTAACCATGTCTGCAATATCCCAGAGTCCCAGAGGTTTCTTATTCATTGCCATAGTGTTAGAAGTAATTGCCGGGATCAGACCTCTGGTCTGGTTGGCATCGTCATCACTGGTTGCCTTGTGGTAAACACCGTTGATAAAAGTGTACTCGATATCACGGTTCACCTTCTGAATCTTAGCTGCAACCTGAAAATCCAGTTCGGAAATCGGGTTCGCCTGCTGATTCGCAACGTTGATACCGGAAAGAGTACCCATGTTGCTCTGCTTACCGTAAGAGATACCTACAGACTCCTGAAAAATCTGAGTCACGTTAGTTTTCTGCTCACGGGTAGTAACAGAAGCGTCCGGTGCAGTAAGAGACTGATTCTCAGTAATCTTCGGCTGAGAACCGTTACCACCGGAACTGTATTCCTGACCTGTCACGAACTCTACATGATTGGTAGTTTTGGCTTTAGAGCCGATAATAGAACTAAGCGGGGTTTTAACATTACCCTTGTTAAAAAGCATACCGGAGTAGTTCAGGACTCCGAAGCTAGTTGCAAATACGTCTGCCATTGTTCATTCACTCCTTTATTATTCTGTCTGATCGGCAGCGTCCTGTGCTGCCAGACGTGTATAGTAGGCAACTGCGGTCAAATCTCCGCTTGCCTGTGCTTCTTCGATTTTCTTCTGATAGTCCATGCCACCAGTATTCTCAGAACCCGCAGCAGGTCTGGGAGTACCCTTCATCTTTTTGGCAAGAATATCTTTCTCACGGGCTTCAAGGTATTTAGTCTGATTCGCCATAACCTTGTCCATGTCACCATCTACCATTGCTGTAGCAGTGTCATCAGCAAGTTTTTCATCATAGCCCATAGCCAGAAGTTTTGCTTTCTTTTCTGACAGTGCCATAGAACGTTTGAGGTCTGCGTTCTCCTGTGTCAGCTTATCCATCGTTGCTTTCTGTTCAGCGGCAGCAGCTTCATCCTCACTCTGCTTACCTCTCAACTGTTTCTTGTAGTCAGCAGCTTCCGAATTGGCTTTAGAAAGCTGTGCTTTCAGGCGGTTCACTTCCGCTTCATTGTCTTTCGCTCCTGCACCCGCACTCTGCAATGCAGTGGAAATCTCTTCCTCAGTCATACCTTCCTTATAGGCATCCCCAAGCAAATCACTTAAATAACTCATAATAGTCCTCCTTGCGTTTGTAGGTGTTCCCTCACCATGATTTCCGTTTTATCCTCTTGTCTGAGTTTGCGTTTTGTAGGTGTTCCCTCACCATGTATGTAAAGAAAGCAGATCACTCTTCCTCTGCATCAATGTGTAGTTCCACGGTGCATCGGCAGTTCACATTGTTCTCAGCTTTTATAAACCCTCCGGGGTAAGCTGCATGATCTCCGTCAAATGTCCAGAACTCTTCGTCCAGAGACACCGAAGCACCTTCCAGATAACGATGCGTTTCCCGCACCTTGTCATCCATAACCGTGTACCAATTCTTTGTCACCCCATATCCAACACTGGATTGGTACTGGTGTCCTCCATCCAGAACCGCAGCGTTGTATACTCTGTGAAATTCAGATTCAGCAAGAGTCTGTAGCCCCTGTAAATCTCCTGAGAGGACATGATCTGCAACCCTGTCCTCAAATGTCTTACCGTCAATCACCAAGTAGATGACTTCATCCATGCTTCTCACATCCACGGTCAGATCATAAGCAAGCATCTCCGAAGCGGCTTGTACGCCCTTGCGGTAGGCATTTATGAGCAGTGACAAAATGTCATCTGCTATTTGACTGACCTGTACGGTCTGATCCTCTGTAGTTTCGGAAGCGGTGTTATAACTGACAGCGGTAAGGGCATTGATTTCATCAAACGCCAGAATGTAATTTGAAAGTGTCTTTTTATTCATGACAAAATAAAAAGGGACTATGAGTTGTTACACTCACAGTCCCATTGGACTCACCAGAACCTTTGTCCCGGCGTTACTCTTTCATCTTCATTTTTCGTTTGATTTCTACAATGGTGATCTTACCCTGCTCAATCAGTATTTCCACTCTGCTCCCGTGTTTCAGCAGACTTTCCATCTGCTCCACCATTTCCTTCGTTATTACCGGAGTCATCGTCATTTCCCTCCTGTTTCATTCTTTGCTGTTGCTCAAACAACTCTTGTGCCTTTTGCTCCTGCTCCTCTGCATATTCAGCACTTAATGTGTATGCAAGGTCAGAATCTACAAACAATCCACAATGCTCAAAAGCAAGACGTGGATGGATTTTGTTATTTTTCAGCATCAGATCAAGCACCTGTGCCTTTTGAAGAATGTTTTCGTAGTTCCTTCGTGTGAACCGGATTTCTACGTTGCATACCTTCAAGTCCATATCGGCAAGAGTGCGGCAGATGTTCAGAACCACCTTCAAGAAAATTCTCTCAGACTTCTTAAACATCAACTCACTGTCCTTTGCTCTGGCTTCGGCAGCAGACCAACCATCACGCATGATGACGGCAGAACCCGTATCAGATGTAGAAGAACCGCCATTACGGTTCGGCATACCACAGATGGTAAGCACTGTCTGATACATATGGTCTACCAAGGTCTGAGTCTCACCCTGATTGAGATTACTTACCAGATAGTTAATCTCAGCTTTCAACTGGGGATCAATGTCTTTGAACTTGATAGCCCCTCTTTCCCGGAGTTCGTCAAAATCTTCGGAACTAATATCTACGTTGTGAAATAGCATCAATGCCTGAATGAACTGCTCCACTCCATCCAGACGGTTACTGTCTGTCAGGTTGATTGCATCCAGAAGCGGGATAACCAGTTCAAAAGCACCGATCCTTGCCATATTCAGCGGATATTCGATAATCGGAATCTCACCCAGAATATGTGTGTCATAGGAAACAACCTTCGACTCCACAATCTCAAAATACTCATGATCGGAATAGCAACTGTAATGTACCACTCCGTTTTCATCCACCACATACTTAACACCCAGAATTGGCTTGTTGCCTAAACCGTTGTTATAGACCACAAAGGTATTTCTAGGATCAAGAGTGTAGATTTCAAATGGGGATTCATCATCCTCACCTGCCATTTCATCTGGGAGTACCATACGGAAGGAAGTTCCGCAGATATGAAACCAGTCGGCAAGTTCTTTGTCCTTCGCAGGCTTTTCCTCTGCAAATACGAACTCATTAAGCTGATTGATTGCATCGGCAATATTCTCAGCATTTCCTCTGGAAACATACTGTAACGGTTCACCCATGAGGTAGCCTGACTTGAATGAGACAATCTCATTCGCACGATTCTCAACGATCTTGTTTGTGATCTCAGGTCTTACTTCCTTCACACGATTAAGAATCGGCTGTCTACCCTTGTAGTAAGACCACAGGTAGCTGATCTCGCTTCGGTTCTTCCAGTGGTACGGTAATGCTTTTCGCAAAATCTGAACCACGTTACCAATATTTACTTCGGTTTCATCTGTCAGGATCATCCTTCGTCCGTTCAGATGTAAATAGGGTTCTACCACTGGTGACACCTCCTTCTTAATAATCTTTCTCTATGGTTTATTATAGCACTCTTCAATGGTTATTTCAAGTAATATTTAGCTATAAGCATTGGAGATTTTTTGAGAAAATTAAACCCTTCTGTCCATAATCTCAACCGTATTTCCGATCAGTCCTCTCAGTTCATTTTCAAGCAATGCAAGGGAGTCTGGTGCGTCATCGTGCGGTACTTTACCGGATCGGGTATAAGTAGTCACCTGCTTCAAGAAAGCTGCATACTGGCTATTCCTTGCATACAGGGACGGGTCTTTGAAATAGAACTTCTTTAAGATATTATCCGATGCGAACTCAATACGGGTCTGCTTATTGCTGATCGTCTGCTTCGTTCGGATATTGCACACATACTTCCTGTCAGTCAAAATCTGCTGCACATCACGGGCAAAATACTTACCTGCATTATTCGACTCAAAGGTACTGGCTACCACCTTGTTATCAATGAGTGCTTTTGCACATTCCGGTTTGGTTACTTCCGGTACAGAATCGTCAAAGACTACATCTACGATATAGACCTCACTTCCATATACCGCAGCAATCGGCATTGCACAGAAGTCATCTCCGGTGTCCGCAGTATCACAGACAGCAATGATACTGTCAGGATCACGGTCAATCGGCAGTTCAAAGTATCTGTTAAGACTCTTCTCCGGGAAGAGGATTCCTTTTGCTTCAAATGGCTGCTGCTGAAACTCAGACTCAAACTGTTCCTCAGAAAGCATCTCACGCTGATCCCTGAAATACTGAGTGGTAAAAACCTTCCTGCCCTCACGCATATACTCAAAGTTACTTTCATCTGTCACAGGATCAAGAGCAGGTGTCTCAATGATCTTGCATCGTTTTCCCTGCTTCTGCATCTCTTCCTGCAAGTGACCGATAGGATCATACAGAGAGTATCGTGTACCGCAGATGACGATAGGCGTACCCTCAATGGCACGTCCGATAATATCACCGGAAATGACCTCCCACTTATCATCGAGTCTCTGACGGTTCTTTGCTTCCTCACGTCCTTCCACACAGTCATCAAGGTACAGAAGGTTGGTTGCTTCGGAAAGACCTACCTGACGGGCATCAATGGATCGACACATGACCGTAGGGAATCGGGATTTATGCAAAAGGTTGATGATCTTCGTATCGGCATTGGTCTGAACAAGTTTGCTCTCCGGGAAAATATCATAAAAATGATAGTCACTGGGAAGAGTCAGATATTCCAGACACCCCAGATAGAACGACTTAACAAGGTCATCACCTGTACCTTCCATAAGTGTTGCTCTATCCGGGTACTTACCGGAAAGCATATTCGTGAAGTTGATACCTAACTGAGACTTCCCGGCTCTCTTCGGCATGGAGATGGATAGGAAGTCCAGTTTCCCGTCAAGAATCTCCTGATATGCGTCTACATATCTTCGCAGATAGTGACGGCGGGGCTGATAAAATTTCTTATCAAGCGGCTTGCCGTACTCTACCGCTTGTAAGTAATCATCAAAGAAATGCTGTGCCCCGAAAAGAAGTGACCTGAACATCAGATCATCAAACTCTCTGGCTTCGTCAAACTTCTGACAGCTTACTGTCATCCGCAGTCCCCATGAGATATGATTACGCAGTTCATGATTCCATGCGTGTGCTGTCTGGAAGTCAATCTTCTCATACTCCCGGCAGACAGCAAACATTTCTTCGTAAGCCGACCTGTCAAGCGGATTCCTTTCTATAGCTTCGTAAATCTTCTGTTTCAATTTCAAATAATTCATAATAACCTCCTGCGAATAAAAAAAAGGACTGTCAAAACGACAGTCCCATTGGACAAGCTGTAGCATCTCTACAGCCAAGTATTCAGTTAATCAATAAGTGGCAATCCGTTGTTATCCTTTAATCGTCCTCTCATGATTTTGATAATATCAAGCAGCCATACTTGATTCTCCTTATAAGTTCGCTAAAATTCTGAACGGTAATCTGAATATCCAGAGGATAGGCATGATTATTACATAGTACACGATCTTCATAGATACCCAGAACATCAGTCTGAAGCATAACCACATGAAATAGCAAATGCCCCATAGTAAATATAGCATATCTATCCCTCACTTTCACCATCCAAAATCATCTCTTCATCTTCTGACTGTATAATGATCTGAAACTCCATTGCATCAGCCCACTTTATGAGCGTTTCTACAGTCATACCCATACCATCATTTCTCAGGAGAGTCTTACCGATACTGCCTTGACCGGAATAACCAAGTTCCTCAGCCAGTTTCCGTTGACTCCATCCTCTTTTAGAAAGCATGGTTTTTACACAATCTTTCACGGTCATAGCCGTCAGCCCTCCTTAATCAGACTTATTGGCGTATGCCTATCATGATAGACGTATGTCTATTATACTCCCTAACTTTTTATAGTATAGCCCTCTCTAAGAGAAGTTATAGCACTTGATAGACGTATGTCTATTTTTAATAGGCGTATGCCTATCATTTATTCTGAAATCTCAAATGTCTCACCAGTCGAATTGTCTGTAACAGTCAATGAACAATCCATCACCTTCAAGAAACGGATCAGCATAGAGATTTTCATATCACGATTAAGAGCCTGACTTACACCGGATTGGCTTTTCATCTCCATCTTCTCTCTCATTTCAGTCTGAGTGATCTCCTTCTGTGCCATGAGATTTTTAATTACTTCGTTAGCCTGCATTGTGCTACCTCCTTTCATGCTTACATGATATTATGATTTTATGATATTGTCAAGACCTTTTTAATTTTTGCGGAACTTTCGCACCTCACCCGCCCCGGTGGGCGGGGGTCTGTTTCCCCCTCCCGGGGTATGCTGTCCCGGTGCTGTTGATCCTGTCACCAGATCACAAAAAAAACATCATGTAATCATGATAAAATGCTTGACATTATCACGTATATATGATATCATGTAAACATGATAAAGAGATAGCAACGACAACTAAATAATTATAGGTTGTCAATGCTGCTGTACAGCAGGCAAGCCGCCCGGTGTACAGATTGCACAAATTGATAATTGAATATAGGAGGTCAAGTATTATGTATGATTACAGAGAAGCAATAACAGAGGATGTAAAAGAATGGATCAAAGAAAACATTGATTTGACAGAGTGGACAGAGGACAGAGAAGGACTTGAGCAACAGTTAAATGATGATCTTTGGACAGAGGACAGCATAACAGGAAATGCAAGCGGTTCTTATTATTGTAACTCTTACAATGCAGAGGAAAGCATAGCTCACAACTGGGATTTACTCAACGAAGCCCTTGACGAGTTCGGACAGAACAACATAAACGTTATTGAAAAGGGTGCTGAATGGGCAGATGTAACAATTCGTTGTTACCTTCTGGGGTCTGTAATATCCGATGTATTAGACGAGATGGAAGAAAACGGGGACTTTGACGAGTCCGAAGAGTAACACACGTTGCGGCGTGTATAAATAGCCAGTCAAGCCGCAAGCGTCCCATAATAGGCATATTGTTATTAAAGCTCTGCCGGGGGTCTGGAAACAGAACACAATAGAATATAGGAGGTCTTGTATTATGAGAGAATACAGCTTTAGAAAAGATGGTTTTACTTTTGAGAGAGTCAGCAAGGCAACAGCCCGCCGGGTATTTAATAACAATATGCCTATTATGTTATGCCCTTGCAATTTAAGACCAGAAACCGGGTTATTTAGTACAGTAGTACAGAACGGGAAACATTTAAACACAACGTTTGAAACCCTGTTAAATACGTTTGAATATTACAACTGTACAACCAACGAAACGGGACATTATACAGCGTTTTATATCCCAGTAACAGAGGTTGACCGCTTTACAGGTGAAACACCAACGGCGGCAACTCTGGGAACTGTAAAACAATATGATTATAACTTTATAAACTAGCCACAAGCCCCGGACTGTTGCCGGGGCATTGGTTTATAATGCAGCCGTAGGCGGTCACAAGCCCGCATAAATGCAGAGTGTAAACCAATATAGAAAAGGACGTGATAGCGTGAGAAGAGTCTGGAAAACACCAGAACTTGACTATTATAACCTTTATGCCGATATGCTACAACAGCCCCATTTACTAATTGCAGGGGCTACGGGCAGCGGTAAAAGCGTTGTAATAAATGGCATGATGACAACAGCACTAAAGGACAGCCCCGCCGCTGTACAGTTTATATTGATCGACCCTAAACGGGTTGAACTGGTGGACTATAAAGAACTGCCCCACACACTGCGTTATAGCAGTGAACCGGGGGAAATGGTACAAGCATTACAGGAAGCTATAGCAATAACAGACAACCGTTATAGAGACATGGCACGGCAGCACGTCAAGAAATACGGCGGCGGTGCTATGTATGTGGTTATTGACGAACTAGCCGACTTGATGACAACGAACAAAAAGCAAGTACAACCGATATTGCAGCGGCTCTGTCAGATCGGCAGGGCGGCAAATATTCACGTTGTAGCGGCTACACAATGCCCACTATCTGCCGTAATCCCTACACCTATAAAAGTAAACTTTGATAGCCGTGTAGCACTCAGAACCCGCAGCGGTCAAGATAGCCGTAATATTTTAGGCGTGACAGGTTGCGAACTCCTACCCCGATACGGTCAAGGCTACTACATGACCCCGGAGGGATGCAGGTTGTATAATATACCGATGTACGAAACAGAAACCCCGGACATAATAGAATATTGGAGGAAACAGAAACCCCGGATAGTATGGAATGGATAGAACGCCCGCCCCGTATGATCCGGGGCTTTCTTTATGCCCTCAGAACGCACACACGCCCCGGCAGCAGGTCTTTCCTACACCGGGGCGTATTTCATTGCCTTATTTAATTTTAGGGCTTTCTGCCCTTTCTGCGACTTCTGAGATTTCACCTTCTGGCACGTCTACAATGTCGGCATTGTCAAGATACTTTCTTGCAAGGGCTTCTGTGTCGGCACTGTCACCTAACGGATTGTTAGGAGTCAGAACCATTTCTGTCTGATCCTTCATGCCGTCATAGTTCTTCTGCCAGAATATACCCGTAACCGGATTGACCTTGCCATCCTGCATAAGTCCCTCACGGTATAAAGCACATACTTTCTGTACCTTTTTGATAAAGTCGGTGCGGGCGGGGTTCGTTGTACAACGGTTGACCCACTCCCATGCAATACCTTTATCTATTCCTATTGCAGCATACGCAGCTTGATTGCCTATCTTCATATCGTACTTTGCACACGTTTCCAGATAGTGCATGAACCGTCTTTCCATCTCTTCAATATCATTATAGTCCAACTTCTCAGACGGCATGATCTCCATAGTGAACTGAATCATCCGGGAGTTATACCCTTCTGGCAGATCAGGATTGTGCCCCTGTACAATCGGACTATTCTCTCTTGCTTTCTCCAAGTTCGCAGGGCTACTCTTCTGATACCCCGCTGTCTTTCTGGGCTTTCTGTCCTTCCCTCTCGTTCTGGGCTTCTTCTGTTCTTCTGCCATTCTTACCTACTCCTTTCTGCTCCTTCTCTTTCTGCTCTCTTTTCCATCTCTCTACATAACTTTCCATAGTTCTGCTCCTTTCTTACCTGTAGGGCTTGTAGGGTATTTTCGATTTTCGGTATAACTTTTCTTAGTAGGCGGTCTACTAGAGAAAGTTATAGCAAAATGATAAAATACCCTACATACCCTACAATTAACCTGTCGTTTTCATCATAATTCCGTAGTAAACAGCCACGCCGCCACTCACGGACTTCTGCTCATACCACTCAGGGTGTGCCATCAACTCAGCATTGAACTTCTTCATGCTGCATACATAATAGCCGTTGCTCTTGCACCACAGCTTGTAATTATCATAAAGGGTCTTTGCTCTTGTCTTAACTCCATCCTGCTTCTGGCATTTCTCTTCAAGGTACTGCAATACCAGATCATTGTCTTTCTCATACTGCTTGACTACCTTCTGCATATTTTCTGACATTTTCAGACCAAACCTTCTGTACTTGAAGTATCCTGCAACCAACCATGTGAAGATACCACGCATTGCTTCCGGTGACTCAAAGTAGTCCTTCAAGCCTTTGTCCTGTTCGTCATCATTGAAATGCCTGTTAAATTCAATAACACGCACACGATCAGAAGCAAACAAGGATTTATCTTTTACAGCAGGTAGGTCATTACAAGACAGCCACATTGTAAACTGCGGCTTGAAGGTAATTGCTGTCTGATACAACTCACGGGCGGTAATTTCTTCACCACCAGTAAGCTGCTTGATGACTGATTCATCCAACTTCCCGGCGGTGTCTGACTCACTCATAGTAACCATTCGCTTACCTTTCAGCTTTGCCAGTACCGGACTTGCTGCTTCTGCGTTCTTTGCTCTGTCACCACGGCAGATCAATTCTACAGGTGTGACCGTAGAGTAATCACCAAGCAAGTGCTGAATTGCATCAAGCATGGTGGACTTTCCGTTTCTGGTGGTCTTACCATGCAGGATAAACATACACTCTTCCTTAGATGTTCCAAGGATGGAATAACCCAAGGCACGTTGCAGGTAGTCCGCTTTGTCCTTGTCGTTCTGCGTTACTTCCTTGATAAACTGTTCCCATCTGGCACACTTCTCTTTCTTCACACCGTATTCAAAATTGGTCTGCATTGTCAAGAAGTCATTCCATTTATGCTCACGGAATGTCAATGATTCCAGATCATAAGTACCATTCTTACAGTTAATCAGGAATGGGTGCGTATCAAACTCTGCTGCTGCAATCTTCAAGTTGTCGGCTGCATCCTTCATGAGTCTGTCACGGAAACGTCTGTCACCCATCTTACCGACAAAAGCCATGTACTGTTTACGCTTATCTTCGTCCGGGATTTCTCCGCAGTAGAGTGCCATGATCCTGACAAACTCTTTAATCTTATTGGACACAAGCAATGATCCTACATCCTTCTGCCACTTGCCACCGTCATAGGTGTACCATGACTTTGCTTCCGGGCAGTACCGGGTGTCATGATCGTAACACTCTGAAAAGAGGTCAGCCATACCCGCTTCATCCCACGAATACCCTGTAGAATCTTCCTGATAGGAAGTCTCAGGGTGATGTTCTTTAATATATGTCAACTTTTCTGAAATCTCTACCGATGTTACATAGCGTCCGTTGGACAACTGAAATAATTCATCTTCCATTGTTCTTTCTCACCTCCTTCTGTTGATAGTCTTTACACTTCGGGGTACACTCATAGCACAGATCATATTTAATTTTGCAGCAGAGTCCCCAGTCACCGCCACCTATGAAGTTCTCACAGGTGACGCAAGTATCTGTAGGTATTACACTCTGCTGTTCCATTTTTCAATTACCCTTTCTATTGCATGACTGCCTTTATTGCCACATCTGCTCGGCATATCAATCAGTGTTTCTGTATGAATACCGCATTTTGTACACTGCACTTCTACACCATTGTTGACAAATAATCGTGCATCCCCTCCACAAAACGGGCATGATTTCAATTTCATATCCATAGTTACCTCCTGTATCTGCTTATGCTTTCTGCAATGATCTGTAGTTCTCTGTCTGGAAGCGGTGGCTTGCACACTTCTTTGTTGACTCTCTGCAATTCCTGATAAATCTGCATCGGAGTGTACCCAGTGTTGTGCAATGCACCTGCCAGACTGGTAAGAGAAATGTTTCTGCCGCCGTCCGGGATTTCCGGGTAGTCCGGTCTGACAAAGATTCTCCCACCCGTAGGCTTCGGAAACTTAGGAGAATAGATACGCTGTACCATATTTGAATTGCTCCCGGTCTTTTCTGTCTCTTTAAAATACTTCTCCACTACATAGTCAATAGCTTCCTGATTATCAATGATCTCAGGGAAGATCAGCACCTTCCCGGTCATGATAAAGAACCTTCTTGCCTGATAGATTTCTACGCCTGCAAGATTGTTCTTACCTGAGAACGGCAGCTTGCCACGCATGAGGATATGTACTCCACGTCCACTCCGGGACTTCTCTGTGTATGAGTGGCAGGCTTGCATAATATCTGCACACAGCGGGGTCATAAGACCGTCCTCAAAGCCTGCATCAATGTCAATGCCTACAATGTTCTGATCGGCAAAAACATAACCAATGTGGTCATAGTGTCCGTTCTCCACCGCCCACTCAGCCTGCTCAAAGGTAGACCAAGTGTCCGGTGCGGTGGATGAAGCGGCTTTTCTTTCAAATGCTCTCATGGGAACTTTTGAACCGTCCCAAGCACACACCCACTGATTCTGATTCTTTAATTCTTCTGGTATTCTGGAATAGTCCATCTGTTCCCACGCTCCTTACTCTGTAATCAATTCGCTGTGTGGTAGTGATTCGATGAAATGACAGAACGTATGCCATTCATCAAGTTTATGGTTTCTTCGTGCATGATAGATGTTCTTCAACACTGCATAATTAAGCTGCACGGTACGCTTCTGGTTGTAAGATGACGGCAAAAGCTGAATCATCTGCCACCAGTCACGCTTGTCCTTCTGACTAAGGAAGTCCAGTCTTGCATTGTTCAGTGCATCCACTACCATCTTCATGATAATAAGATTAGTCTGAGACAGGTGATCCGTGGAGAAATCTTCCAAGGTAAACTCTTTTGCCTGAATCTTGTGCATTGTGCTACACGAATTTGCGACTGTACCCACCTTGTAGGTGTCAAATTCTTTCCACCAATAGAGAGGTGCTTCCACATCTACCGTGACGTTAATCATTCTCAGGAACTTCCCGTGATCGTTACCTGCTGCCGCAAGTCTCTTCATGAGAGAGAGGTCATTTTCTCCTACTGCATAGCAAGCAAATTCTGAACAATCGTGTTCTTTCGGATGACAAATACCTTCACGATCAATAATTCCACATTTTCCACAATCTACAGCAGGATAACTGTCTGATTTATCCCATGAGTTCATAGGATTTCTCATACCTCTAATTGCAGCTTCCCACCCGTAGGTTTCTGCCTTTGAAATTCTAATCATGATTCATACCATCCCTTCTGCGAACTCTCATGTAGTCTTTGTAATCCAGACCATTCATCTTCGCTGCTGTATGCAATGCTCTCTTCTTTGTGCCGTATGTGCCGGGGATAGGCTCTTTACAGCCTACCTCCGTGACATACCATCTACTGCTACCGTGTTCTTTGTGTACTTCGTACTTCATAACCATAGTCTTTGCTTTCCTTTCCAATCGGTTAATAACCTGTTCGGGATCAAGGTCACAAAGGGAATGAAACCATTGTGACCGGAAGAACCTTCGGCACTCGTCCACGTTACAATCTGTAGTCGGTGACTTAAAGCCCGCCAGTAAGTCAACGTAATCAATCGCAGCTTGCTCTATGATCCCGAACTTGAGATTATCAATCCCTTTATCTGTCATACCTTAACCCTCCATTACATTGACTTTCTCTCAGCAATCTCAGCCATTTTTGCAGCGTTCAGACGGGTATCACCGTGAACTCTACTATAGGACAGATAGCCATTCATTCTATCAATCTTCGTGAGGTTGGTACTGCCACACACCGGGCACACATCCATCTCTAACTCTTCATGACCGCAATCATCACAGTATGCCAGAGACAGGTTGACTCCTTCGTAATAGCCTAACTCCATTGCTCTGCATACCAGAGTCTTGACAGCGTTCCGGTTGTAGCTGATCGGATATCTCACATACTGAATCTTGCCGCCGTTGCAAAGATTCCAGAAACGTCCTTCCAAGTCTTGCTTCTGAATCGGTGTGATATCTTCTGTGACGTGACAGTGAAAGCTATTGCTTACATAGGGTCTGTCTGACACATTCTTAACTACTCCGTACTTCTTTCTGAACTGCTCCACCTGCAAACCACAAAGGCTTTCAGCAGGTGTACCGTAGATTGCATACAACCATCCGTCAGCTTCCTTGTACTCATTGACCTTATCGTTGATGTGCTGCATGACTTCCAGTGCAAATGCACCATCTTCCGCAATGGACTTGCCATTGTAAAGTTCTTGCAACTCATTGAGTGCTGTGATTCCGAAAGATGCCGTCATAGGTTTGAGAAGTGATTTAATCTTGTCCGAAGGTTTCAGATGCCCTCCGTAGAAACCACCTTCACAATAAGCAATCGGGTTGGTACTGGCTTTCATCTCTCCAAGGTATTCATAAGTACGCTTGTGAATATTGCGGATCATTTCAAGGTAGAAGTCCAAAACCTCATAGAAGTCCTTACCCTCTTCTCTTGCTTTCGCAAGAATCATAGGCAGATGCAGACTCACTGCACCAATATTGAAACGTCCTTCAAAGATAGGCTTATCATCTTCGTCTGCCGGGTGCATACCGCCACGCTCATACCACGGACTAAGGAAAGCACGGCAACCCATAGGGCTTACCACTCTGCCATATTTCTTGTACATCTCAGCCACATAACCGTCACCTGTAAGAGACAGCCAGTCAGGGTACATAGTCTTGCAGCTACAGTCAATCCCGGCTTCAAATACATCTTCGTTGATACAGCCTTCACCGTGAAGATTCTTGTCATACAGGAATACCAGTTTAGGGAAAAGGACTGGCTTCTTATTTCCCGGCTTACCCTCACCTGTCATGTGAACACGCAGGAAAGTCTTGCTTGCCATCTTACCGAAACAATCTGTAGCCAGACCGAAGGTCATAGTGATAAATGGATAGTCACCACGGGATGATCCCACAGTGTTCAGCTTCATTTCAATTCCTTGAAATCCCTGTTCAAAATCTCTTTCTACCTTCTGCATAGCCCATTCATGAACTTCCTGCGTGAAGGTCTGCTGATTGCGAATTTCCATGTATTCATCCACATACTTCTTATAAGATTTTTCAGCGTAAGGTGCTGCCAACTTGTCAACTTCCGGTACTGTAAATCCTCCGTACTGCTGACTTGCGGTTGCGAGGATGATATCACCCAGTACATCAAAGAACACATCAAGCGTTTTCGGTTCGTTGTACCAGATATTTCCCATCTCAAAGCCACCCTTCATAACCTCATTGACTCTGAACAAACAACAGTTCATAGTGTCCAGTCTTGCGGACTGATCGTGAATGTAAATGTAACCGTCCCGGCAAGCCTGCAACTCTTCCTGAGTCATGAAGAACTTACGGTACAGACGCTTATTCAGTTCGTTGAAGATCAAGCAACGCTTTGTAGCCACCAGTGCTGAGTCCGTGTTTGCGTTCTCTTTATCTCCCTGAAATCTAACAACCTGCGATTTCTGGAATACCCTGTCTAACACATGAACAAAGTCCTGCTTATAGTTTCTGTAGTTACGATAGGATGTAGCAATCCGTGGATCGTACTTATCAAGTACCTGTTCCACAATATTGTGCATCACGGCAACCGGGATATCAGTAAGTCCTTTTTCTTCGATCACTTCCAGTACCGAACCAACGATTTCATGAAATGCTGTATCATCCAGTGTAATCATGACTCTGGAAGCAGACTTGTTGACAGCGTTTACGATCTTTTCACCGTCAAACTCTTCCAGTGTTCCGTCTTTCTTAATTACTTTCATGTAAGACCACTTCTCCTTTCTGTAATGATTTTTGTACGTCAATCACTCTCTGATTGGTACTGCCCGCCCAGTGATAATTGACATCCTTCAACTCTTCTTCAAAGCGTCCATCCACCAGTACGTCTGCATACTTGACTGCTGCAAGCAGATATTTGTTTGCAAGAATCTGTTCCCATGTATACCCGGTGTAGACCCATATTGTTTTCTTCGGAAATCTCTTCTGTACTGCTTTCATGATGGAGAATACTGCTCCACGGTTCTGCGGGTGAAGCGGATCACCCCCGGAGAAAGTAATACCTGCCACATACGGTTTTTCCAGTGCTTTCATGATTTCATTAAAAGCTCTCTTATCAAACACCAAACCGTCATCAGGATTCCATGTAACCGGATTCTGACAGCCCTTGCAGTGATGTTCACATCCTGCAACCCAGAGGACTACCCGGAGTCCGTCACCGTTATTCATGTCATCCTGAGTAATGTTGTGATATCGCATTAGATATCTCCCGGCTTACGATGCAGAGAATTTTCTACTGTAAACCCTTCTGGGTAACGGGCTTTCAGCTTGTCAATATTCATCTGCATGACTGTATCAATATCCGTTCCCAGTGCATTACACGCTTCTGCGATCATCCAGAGACAGTCACCAAGTTCCTTTTCCATGTGTTCAAGGTTCACTTCATGTCCCTGATATTTCTTTTGCAAGATTCCTGCAACCTCTCCTGCTTCACTGTTCAGACCGAACACGGCATGAAACAGTCTATCTTCTTTCTGATCGTAAGGAATACTGCAAGTTCTAATTGCAAGTTCCTGATATTCTTTACCTGTCATGATTTAGTCCTCCTTATTCCTGTGTGATACAGGTGTTGGTGAGTTTGCCATAAACATCCTCATACATCTCCTGCTTATCTCCGTTAAAAGTATACTCAGCGTAAATACCATCACCACTGATTGTGGTAGATGCAAGGCATTTGTAATTCTGTAAAGTCTTGCAAGACCAGACTACAAACACATTGCTCATATCAATGTCAACTTCCGGTCTATTCTTGTGATACCATTCCACCAGTTTTCTCTTACATACACTCTGAAAGTGATCCATACCTGTAATAATCATGATTTAGTCCTCCTGTTTCCACTCTTCTTTAGTCGGTGCTTCCTTATCTTCTCTGCCTGCACCAATAACTGCTACACAGATCAGGAAAATCTGACCTGTAATAAAACCTCCGATAAATCCAAGTAATGCTCCCATAGTAATTTCTCCTTAATCCTTGTGAGTAACTTTGACACCGTATTCAGGAAGGAAGTTGATTTCATAATGGTACTTGTCAACATTTGCACCGGAAATATCTTCCACTACATACATCGTGTCATCGTTCAGATATACAAAATGTTTCTGATACTTGCCATCTCCAACCTCACAGATAACTTCCAGTTCGTTGTCTGAATTATTGCTGAGAGAAAATGTACCTTCCATTTCAAGCAAGATCGTATCGGTTCTGGCATTGATTACGGTCAGTTTACGGGTTACATTGAAGTTGTCAGCTTCCTTACCGATGTTATACGAAACCTGCTCAGATTCCGTACATCCTGTCATAAGCACTGCCACCATAAGTGTAGCAATCACTACAGCAACTACTTTCTTCATAGTGCTTCCTCCTTAAATACCTTTGATTCTGGCAGCCATCATATCTGCCGTGTGAGTCCACAAGACGTTAGGGAATTTCTCAATAGCCTTTCCGTACTTGTCCCAGTTTTCCTTGTCATCGAACGCTCCCATATGCCATCTGATACACGCTTTCTCTTCCTCAGTTACGCCAATCTCATTCGCTGCCAGAAGTACCAAAGACTTCTCACCGTGACCGGGAAGAGTGACATTCGGGTTGTAGCTGTACGTTCCATCTCCGTTGTGAATGTAGTTGTCACACTTGCAAAGATCATGGAACATTCCTACAAAATAGGGACTCTTTCTGCTGTTCCAGTGAAGTTTCAGATGTTTGGTAAGATGCAACAGGCTCTTAGTCACTTCAAGGGAATGATCGAACAAACCACCTTCATAATTCCCGTGATACTTCGTGGAAGCAGGGGCGGTGAAGTAACCCATTCTTTTGAGAGTGGCTACGAAGTAATCTACATCTTCCTTACCGAATACCTGACCCATCAGGGACTTGAAAATCTTAATTCTTTCGTTCGTGTTCATCTTCAATCCTCCATTTT